CGCGCCTCCGTTAGGCGCGTTATCAATGTCACAACCGTGACGTCCGATGGGTGGCATCACTGTCACCCTTCCTGCAAACTAATAAAGCCGCATTCTCCTCTCGCGAGGAAAACCGCCCTACAGTACGCAGAAACATGCCCCGGGGAAGTGTTTCCCCCGGGGTTAAATGACTACTAATATGGTTGAGGAACTAAAGGACAATGTCAGGCCATCCTATATCAGCGATGGCATGGCGGTGGGTTCCGGAGAACATCCGGGGACCATGCCCTTTCCACAAATCATGACCGCTCTGTGCCCGCCTGTTATAGGCAAGTACAGTCTTCGGTCCCCTAGCACCAACAACCGCTCTCAGTGGAACGCGTTCCAGCATTACTCGCGTAATGTTGACGTGTCCCGCCAGAGCAAGTTTGCTTGGTCTTCGGCTCCATATGTATGGATGAATGATAGTGGCTTGCATGAGTGGCATTGGCGATTTAATTTGCCTGATGCTACGTGTGCTTGGAACTCCAACAACCTGGGAGACGTCGGGGAACCCTTAGTGGGCGTCCCGCCGTTGTATCAGATCCAGAATGGGGAATTAGTTATCCCCCCTCCCCTGGATCTTAGCCTCATGTTACGAGCAGCCATGGATTCCATGCTGCCCCAGATACGAGCTAAGTCTTCCATGCCTAATTCGGTTTACGAACTGAAGGACATGGCAAGCCTGAAAGACACCATCCACTTAGCCAAGAAGGCCTTGGGGTCTCTGTACGATTTGAAGAGAGGAAACTTCCTCCACTTCTCGTCGTTCATGAACCACTTCAAGCGCAAAACAGCTAAGCAGGTATCCCGCAGCGCAGCTGATGTGTACTTACAATATAAGTTTAACATCAAGCCGCTCCTCACTGACATATACAACTGCGCGAGCGCGTTGTATAGGCATCATAAGCACGCTGAAAAGCTGCTTAAGGATGTCGAGCAGGTACAAACACATCACTACCAAATGATGATCAGCTCTGATGAGTCTGATAATACATACTGGTCCCAGGCGTACCCAATTGAATGCGTCGTAGGCAACTCGCTTACGACGTTTTGGGCACGTTCAGGTCGGTTTGTGTCGTTTCGTCCTGCCACGTTCCATGCTGAGATGGAGTACGTTTACTACTACTCTGACTGGCAGCGCCGCCATGCGGCGCTGTTGACGCTACTAGATGATCTGGGTGTTAATTTCAACCCAGCAATTATCTGGAATGCGATTCCTTGGTCGTTTGTCGTTGATTGGGTCGTGAACGTAAGTTCATGGCTTAGTCAATTCCGCATGACCAACATGGAGCCGGTGATAGTAATCAATAAGGCCCTGTGGTCCATAAAGCGAGAACGACAGCTTTCGCTGTTCGTAGACGCTGGGGACAACAGAGGACTGCCGGTAGCTCACGTCTGGGAAACGGCTTATCGCCGCAACCCTTGGGACGTGAACTCCGTAATCTGGTCTATAAATACCAGTGGCTTGTCTGCGACTGAGACGAGTCTGGCCGTAGCCTTGGGAGTATCCCATAGGAAACGGCGCTAACAACACGTCGTGTACTAGTCATATACGACACATGGCATCAAGCCATATCAAATAACAAGCAAAGCATGTTACCTGACACGCTCAATACTAACCAAGTGCGAACTTCAGCCGGAGTTGAAGTCGAACTTCAACTCACACTGAATGAAGGCCGTTTGAAGCAGTGGGAAAAGTTTCCCGCTGTTCCCTCCAAACCGATCAAGCTGGTTGTCCAGCATCAAGTGATCAGTAAGGACTTCAAGGAGCGCCGGAGATCGAAGATCGGTGTGGCAATACGCCACGCATCCGAGGTCGACCCGACGATCCTTGTTGATTCACAGGCGTACATTGTCATCGACACCCCGCAAGGGGCGATGAACACGACGACTGTGTTGGCCGATTCCATCGCAATGTTGCTGTCCTTTGTCGGTACAACCGACGGGACCACATTGCTCCTAAATGGAAACGGAAACGGTGCTCAAGCTCTCCTCAACGGCGCGATGTAATCGCGCTCCCTATTATGGGTAAACGTATTCGACATCCTGTCGAAGTCGTTGTTAGTTGGGCCAAACTGGCCCTGAGGAGCAGTTCGGTCGTCCCTTTGGTCGCAATGATCTTAGGAACGATTGCCGTGCACGGTAGCTGTAGATCAACCCGTCAAAACGGGCATTTCACTACAGACTCCGCCTACCATATTGACTTGGGTCCGCATCCGTGCGGGCCCACTAACGACGTTGCGCCGCCTGGCATTGTAACCAGGCCCCCTTGACGGGGGAGCAACGTGTTGACGTTAGAGAGTCCCTCCAACGACCTTCGTCCATAACGGACGGAGGCTAGTTGGTGGCTGCGTCGATATAGACCTGCCCGACTAAGATCCAGTCCCCTTCGGGGAACCGGTTCCCATTGTCGAGCAGTAAGTATCGCTGCAGCCACAGTCCGAACTCGTGCTGGCCAGAACCGGCGACATCTCTGATGTTCGCTTGGAACTGCTCCAGTGACGGGAACGGATTGATTGACTCCAGGTCGAGTGACAGTGCTCCACCATACATCACGGACTCGAGACGCCACTTCATGTAGCTACCCACGATCTTAACAAATCGTGGTCGCTTCGTGGATGGTGTAATCGAGAACATGGTGGGATGGGGCATTGTCGGGGTCTTACGACCCCTTTTACGTGTGGCATTCTTTGTCATATGTATTAGTAGGTTAACGGACGGCGCACATCTGGGGCAGTTGAGGGCGTTGGCTAAATCAGGTCATGCCATGAAGGGAGTTCTTGTGAAAACAAGTTCCCATAATAGTCATGATCAGTTCGAGTATAAACTCTTCGCTACGCTCCTCAATTGCGTCCAAAAGACGCATGCGGTTGTGTTCACTAAGCGCCAACTAAAGTTCACTCTTAACAAAGTGAACCGGCGACTTAGCTGTGAGGGTTTCGGCTTTCTCACGAAAGCCTTACCACGTCTCGGTAAGTGTCTTGACAAGGCACTTGCAGGAGAACATCCAATGAACGCTGAGCACCATGGGTTTAAAACCATGATGAACAGTGAGTTACCCAAATTCTTGGGAGAACTCTTCAGAGGTGTCTTCGACGACGACGGCATGGTCCTCACGGACCCATGTGCAAACAGCATCAAGTCATTGAGGCTACTACTGTACTGTTTTTACAAGTACGAGTTGCCTTACTCTGTGGAGCAGGAACAAGTGGTTATCGACCGTTTTGTTAAGACGGAAGATGAACTGCGCCTGTTGACTCCTCATTTCCAGGCCTTGTCAGGCCAGTTAATGAGCATCACACACATGCCTGACCGGCACCGCGAAGGTGACCGTAGTCAGCTGAGTGTGACACGCCGAGCCCGAGTATTACTCGAAAGAGTATTCCAAGGGTTCGACTTTGCAGAGATAGTTCCTCGACACGGACCCGGAGCGGTTGCCGACAGGCATAAGCTCTGGGACAAGTATAGATGGACTAATGTTTGCAGTAAGATCACGGAACTGTACCCCTTAGACGCTTATTTCTTTGCGTCCCTGGGACACTTCTGTGATCGCCTATCTGCCTTAAAACGGATAGAGCAGAAGGATCTAGCGGCACGGGTTGTCCTTGTGCCAAAGGATTCGCGTGGACCTCGCTTAATCTCTTGTGAACCTGTTGCGAACCAATGGGTGCAACAGGGGATTATGCGAAGTCTTGTTCAACACATCGAGACGCTGGACCTAACAAGGTTCAACGTCTTCTTTACGGACCAGACGCCTAACCAGCGCGGAGCTTTACTTGGCTCCGAGATGGGTAGATATGCGACACTTGACCTCAACGAGGCTAGTGATCGTGTTAGCCTGGATCTAGTTCGGCTGCTGTTTCCGCCGCACGTCGTAGACGTGCTTGAGGCGGTACGCAGCTCCTCTACGGAGCTTCCGGACGGTAGGATCGTAAAACTCCACAAGCACGCACCGATGGGTTCAGCATTATGCTTCCCAATCCTTGCGTTGACTGTGTGGTCGATCCTCACCGCGGCAGCTCCTGATGCGGATACCAGCGATGGTGTCCTAGTGTATGGAGATGATGTGATTGTCCCAGCGGCTTTCGCCGCGGACGCAATCGAACAACTGGAGTCATTTGGTTTAAAAGTAAACCGTGACAAGAGTTGCACCAAAGGTCACTTCCGTGAATCCTGCGGCATGGACGCTTTCAAAGGCGTCCCTGTCACACCGTTGCGGTTCAGAACGGTTTGGTCATCATCGGCATCACCTGACGCATATGTATCTTGGATGGCTTATGCCACGTCCTTGTATCATCTGCGTTACTTCGAGAGTTACGATTACATCGTAAGTCAGCTTCTCGCTATCTATGGCGAGTTGCCTGACGGGGGCCCCGATCTGGGGTATCCCTGTCTTCCCGAAGTTCCTGACAATGGAAAAGTCTCTAAACATAGGACTAACCGCCGCCTCCAAAAGAGGGAGCGAAAAGTCCTAGTAGTCGAGACCCCTACTGTTCAGAAAGAGATAGATGGGTGGTTGATGCTACTGCGGTACTTCTCCGAAAAGGGAGGTTCTTGCAATTCGCGACCACTTGCCAGCTCAGTCCTAGCCCCTGTCGACTCCGAAAGGATACGCCTGTCTAAACAGGTCGTAAAAGACTACTTAAACATAGTCTCAGCCGAGGGTTGCTACAGCAGTATCAGATCCTGGTATCTTAACCAGGATGTCCCCGATAAGGGGGCATTGTCAGTCAGTCAGTACACACCACGCGGTTTGAGCAGGCTCAAACTTCGTTGGCGATGAGTTAAGAACCCG